TCGTTAGCCTGCTGTGGCACTGCACCCTAAAGGGTCGTGCTGGCAAAGACACTCTGGTTACATATGGCTATATGAATACGGTGTACAACTGCATCATCGCAGGTGCCCCGGCGGGATACTACGGCCTACAAATGGGGGACGCGACGCAAGCCAATCTTACCACCGGAAATAACCTGTTCTATGACAATGATACCGACAAGGACACAATCCCGAACTACGACGATACCAACGACGTGAGTGGCGACCCCGACCTAGACGCGGACGACATTCCAAGCAGTACGTCTGCGGCGAAGGCGCAGGCCTCCAACGCATACCGCGACATCGGGGCAAGGCAGCACGAGGACTCTGGCGGTGGCGGCGTATCAATTGTCAACACACGGCGAAACTCAATGATTGGAAGGTAGCATCATGGGAAGAATGGTACAAGCCCCGCTGAATAGCATTACCGTCAGTTCGGACGCAACACAAGACCTGTGGTCGCTTATGGCGGCGGCAACAAATAAGCTGATCCTGCATGGCTGGGAAATCAGTTCCGACGCAATCGAAGCGACGCTTCTTGAATGCACACTGAAACGGCTTACCGCTGTTGGTTCCGGCGGAACGGCGTTGACGGAAGTAAAGCTAGATACCGACGACGGATCAATTACGGCGTCGGCACGGGCTGGCGACACAACGCCGGGCACGGCTGGCGATATTCTCGCCGGCTTCCAATGGGAACAATTGGGCCCGTTGGGGATCATCTACACGCCGGAAATTCGCCCCGTAATTGAAGTAAGTACGGGGATTGCGCTTGTATGCAATACGGCGGATGCGTTTGAAATGTCCGGCTGGATTTGCTGGGAAGAACTGTGACGCGACGTTTCGTCTATCGCCGGCCGTTCTGGCAAGCCGCAAGGCGACTGCTACGCGTTTCGCTGTACCCTGTTGCCGGCGAGCCCGGCACGTACACCGGGACCGGGGCGGCAACTCTCGACGAATTGACGGCGTCGGCGTCGGGAACCCATACCCCGCCAACGTTCACCGGTGCGGGCGCCGCAACCGTGGCCGAACTCACGGCCGATGCGAGCGGGACGCACACGGCGCCCGTGTTCACGGGTTCCGGGGCGGCGTCTGTGGCCGAACTCACGGCATCGGCCGCCGGCACACACGCGGCCCCGGTATTCACCGGAACGGCTGCGGCCGAACTCGCCGAACTGACCGCGTCGGCTTCCGGAACGCATGTGGCGCCTACGTTCACGGGAACGGGGGCCGCGACCCTTGACGAACTGGCCGCCGCCGCAAGCGGTACATTCGCCGCGTTGGCGTTTACCGGAACTTCGGCGGCATCGTTGGCAGAACTGACGGCCGACGCGGCGGGAACGTTTGTCCCCCCGGCCGCCCCGCCAGTAACCGGCGAAGGCGCCGCAACGCTGGCCGAACTTGCGGCGTCGGCTTCGGCGTCGTATGCTGCGGTCTTGGGCCCGCTGGCCTTGGACGCGATGATTGCGATTCGGGCAACCCTGGCATGCCGCACAACCCGCGTTGCCCCGACAATCGAAGCGGACGCAAACGCCGCGATTGCCGCAACCCTGGAATCCCGCCGGCCCGGAAAGGTCTTGAACGATGAATGAACGTTGGCTGATCGGGTCGGATAATACGATTCTGCTTCCCGGCTTGCATGAATTCGACGAAGAACGAAAGCAGCCGGAGAATATCGTGTACCTGACATCCGGCGTAACGGTATCGGGTTCACTGAAAGACGCTGACGGGGCCGCAGTGGCGACGATATCGGCAATTTCGTACATCGCCGGGACGGATGGAGATTGGAAAATCGTGATTCCGGCCGCCGATATGGCGTTGACGGAAAACGAACATTACACCGCAGACTTTACCATCACGGCCGGCGGCCGAAGCCGGCAATACAAGATCGCCCGCCGGGCTGTATACGGGCGTTAATTCTGCCGTCAATAGGTTAGTTGCGATGACAGAAGATCAAGCCAAACATCAACGGCCGATCCGGCCAAATTGCGCCGCCACGTTTGCCGGCCTGGAAACCCGGCAAAAGGCAATCCATGAAGCAGTAGGCGACCTGAAAAAGACGGCCGACGATATCCGCCGGGCCGTGCTTGGCAACGGCGAGCCGGGGATTGCCGGCCGTGTCGCCGCCTTGGAACAACACAACGAAGATCAACAACACAACGAACACTCCCGGCAGGGGTCGGCAAGTCTCGTTGTGGCGTGGGTTGCCGCGGGGGTTGCGATTGTGGCCCTGGTGGCAAACGTGGTGATTGCCTTACACTGACAATGCCGAAACCGCCGAAAAATGCCGCCGTACCGATGCGACGAGACAAGCTAGGCCGCCCGATTCACCCGATACAACGCAACAGCCTTCGTATGTGGCAGAAGGGCGAATCGGGAAACCCGAACGGGCGGCCCAAGGGTTCCGGGGTTTCGCAAGTTCTTCGCGATCGCGCCGACATGATGGCCGACGATGGCGATACGCGACCGTTGCGGGAACGTATGGCCGACGTTATCATTGACGGCGCGTTGTCCGGTGACGTGCGTTTCGTGCAACTGTTCCTTGACCGCACAGAGGGGAAAGTTGCTGACAGGATCGCCGGGTTCGATGGCGGGCCGCTTGGCGCCGATACGGCCCGTCGCGAAGTGGTACGGGAAATCATGGGTAGCCCGGAACTGCTTTCGCGTGCCCTTGAATTCGCTGACGTTTTGGAGCGAACCGCCGATGGTAGCGCCGACGACAGTAAGCCGGGCGCAACTTCTTGACGCACTCGCCGAATCCTGGCGACTCACTCCCGACGCATACGCCGAACGCGTGGCCCGCTATCGCTGGCGGCGTTACGATTATCTCCGGCACACCGGCCGGCGTGTGGCGTTGGCCCTGGCCCGCGGCCGTGGCCGTATCGTCGTATCGGCGCCACCGCGTCACGGCAAATCCGAATTCCTGTCGCATTGGGTGCCTACGTGGTTCTTGGATCATTTCCCGCACAAACGCGTTATCTTGACATCGTACGAATCCAAGTACGCCGAAGAATGGGGCCGCACAGTTCGCGACGAATTCGAGCACAACCCCGCGACGATTACGCGCCTTCGCGCGGATTCCAAGGCGGCCGGCTTGTGGCACACCCCGCACGGTGGGGGCATGATCGCTACCGGCGTTGGGGGCCCAATCACCGGCCGGGGCGGCGATCTGGTCTTAATTGACGACCCTATCAAATCGTGGCAAGACGCATACTCCCCGCTTGTTCGGGAACGGTTGCGGGATTGGTTCAAAGGCACGCTTTACACGCGGCTAGAACCCGGCGCAACGATAATTGTTCTTATGACCCGTTGGCATCCTGACGATCTGGCGGGTTGGCTTCTCGAAAAGCATTCTGACGAATGGGAAAACCTGATTTTCCCGGCCTTGTCGTTTGGGGACGGCGATCTATTGGGCCGGCCGGCGGGGGTTCCGTTGTGCCCGGAGCGTTACGACGTTGCGGCCCTTGACGCGATTCGCGAGGGTGTCGGCGGCGATGTCTGGGATGCCGAATATCAGCAGAAGCCGCGGGAAGTCGGCACGGGCCGGATTTACAAGGGGTACACGTCGGCGAATCTCGACAAGAACATTGCACCGGTCGCGGATTTGCCGTTACACTTAGCATTCGACTTCAACATATCGCCGGGCATGCACTGCATAATAGGGCAGTATCATCCCAAGGCCGACAGGTTCACGGCGATTCACGAAATACACCGACCCCGCCTAACTGTGGCCGGCGTCTTGGATCGGTTCGCGGATTGGGTCAAGGCTAACGGCGGATGGCGATATCCGGAGTTGCACGTATTCGGCGACGCGTCGGGGCGGGCGCAATGGTCGGGCACGGGCGAAACGGATTATCAGATCATCCGATCTAAACTCGCCGGCATGAAGATACGTCATCGCATCCGGGTTCCGCGGGCTAATCCGCCGATTCGCGACCGGATCAACGCCGTAAACGAAGCGCTTTCCGACGTGAACGGGCAAGGGCATTATGCGATACATCCGCAATGCGAACGGCTGATTGAAGATTTCAAGACTCTCAAATCCGACGAATCCGGATTGATCGACAAGCGGGAACATCGGCTTTCGCATTCGTCCGACGCAGAGGGATACCGAATTCACTATCTGCGGCCCATGATGAAAATCGACGTTGCCGAAGGCGGCCGTATCTCTGTAACGGTCAATTGAAAGGGAAAGCATGGGCCGCGATTTCATCTACAATCAGGATCGCTTCCCGGTCCCCAAGGGCCGCGGACCGAACGGCCGGCGGTTCTGTCGCGTGTGCAAGTCGGAACTGCCGCCCAAATCGGGCAACTGTTCGGCGTGCCCTGGCGATTGCATGAAGACGTACCGGGCTGGGTTTTGGACATGGCGCGAGGTTCGGTATGCTGTGTATCGCCGGGACAAACGCCGATGCCGAATCTGCGGCCGCGATCTTCGCAAAATGGGCGAATGGCTGCGGCGGGTACACTGGAAACTCAGCTTACTGGAATCTCGCGAGTTGCGGCGGTTGCTTGGAATCCCGCGGAACCGGGGAATTGATTCCGTCTGGGATGTCGACCACGTCAACCCGGTTGCCGACCACGGGCCCGCGGAATCCATTGACGAATTGCGTACGCTGTGCATTTGGTGTCATAAATCCGTATCGGCGAAATACGCACGAAGCCGGGCGATTGCCCGCCGTCGGCGTCGCAAGCCGGCCAAGCCCCGCGATCCGTCGGCACGGCGTAGTAAGACCCGGAAAGGTTGACCAATGCCCAAACCCGCAAAACCGCCGACGCTGACGGGAAACGAAAAGACCGGGCCGCAACGCCGATACGGCGCCGGCGGCGTGCATACCGGAAACGCTGTCAAGCCCCCGCCCCCCGGCACGTACGCGACATACCGTATGATGCGAGCGAATCCCACGCTTGCCATTGCCCGCATTGCCGCAACGGCCCCGATCCGGTCGGCAAATATTGTCATCGAATCCGAAGCCGGTATCACAAAATCACAGAAGGCCATGATCGAAAAGGAACATAATCGGTTGTGGCCGGCCTTCATTCGTGACGCCGTTCGGGCCGTGGAATTCGGATGGCAATCATGGGAAAAGGTGTGGCACGTCAACGACGCCGGCGAAATCGTGCCCCGCAAGCTGAAAGCCCTTACTCCCGACAAGACGAAGATTGACACCGACGACAACGGGGGGTTTGCCGGCCTGTCACAAGACAAGGTGTCATTGTCGCCGGCTGAATCCCTGGCCTTCGCCCACGATCAAGAACCCGGATCATACTACGGCCGAAGCCGATACGAAAACGTGCGGGAATACGCGTGGCAACCGTGGCGGAATCTGGCCGACAAGCTGGAAAAGTACGTGTCCAAAGTGGCCGGCATTGTGCCAATGATCGAATACCCGCCCGGCGAAGCTATCGACGGAAGCGGCGCCACGCGGAATACGTTTGACATCGCCAAGGCAATGCTTCGCGACCTTGGCCGCGGCGACGGCGTCGCGATGCCGAACACCCTTGCCCAATGGGCGGAAGACCTTGCCCGGCAAGGCCAGTCAATCGAGCAACTCCGGGCATGGCGGATTTCGTTCCTGGAAACTCGGGGCGCCCATATTGCCGACATGGTCGCGGGCATGCGTCACTATGAATCGTTGATGTTGCGGGGATGGTTCGTTCCGGAGCGATCCGCGACCGAAGGCCAATACGGCACGAAAGCCGAAGCGGCGACGCATGCCGATCTGGCCCTTTCGGTTGTCGATCTGCTGCTTGACGACATATTGTCGGCCTGGAATGCGTACCTGATAGACCAAATCGTCACGTACAACATTGGATCGGACAAAGTCGGCCAGATCAAAGCCGTGTCGTCGGGATTGACCGACGAACAAAAAGCGTTCTTCCGTCTGCTTGTCGAAAAGGTGTTTACCAATTCGGCGAATGTTGACCTTTTCGCCACGATGCTTGACGTGGAAAACATCATTGACGCCGCCGGGGTTCCGAAGTCGCGGCGAATCAAGAAAGCGATCCGCGAACTCGAAAACAAGCCGGCCCCGCCAAAGATGCCCACGCCGCCGACGGGCGATGACGACGAAGGCAACGAAGACGACAACGGCCAGCCGTCGCCGTTTGCCGCGGCATTCGGCGGCGTTTTGGATCGCTTCGGCGATCCGCTGCGGTTCCACCGGTAACGCACAATGCCCGCAACTGCCGCCGAATTCCGGGCCCGCCGGCGAATGGCCGAACGCATCGACCGCGACCGGGCCGCCCTTGAGCGTAAAGCCTATCGGGCAATCCGCGTCATCGGCCGGCGGATTTCAACGGCCGCCATCGGCGCCATCATCGACGGCCGCGATCCTCGCGAACCCGTTTCCGATGCCCTGACCGGCCTTGTGTCGCTTCTAAGAGACGCGGCCGTTGCTGCACACCTTGCCGGCCGTTGGCGGGCCTACGTCGCCGCTGTGCCGCATCTACGGGCCCGGCGTGGGCTGGGGGCATACGACGATGCGACGCGGGCCATGTACCAACGGCTTAACGTGTCGCCGGATGAACTCGACGAAATCGCGAGGCAGTACGGCAACGAAGCGGCCCGCGTTACGCGGAAAACGTCGCAAGCCCTTGAACGTGCCGCCCAACGCGCGGCCCGCGATATCGTGCAAGAAGGCATGCACGTAACCGAAGGAATCGCCCGGATGCGAACGGCCCTTGACGCATCGGGCCTGACGGCCGGGAAACCGTGGCTTGCCGAAACGCTTGTACGAACCCAAATCCAAATCGCCTATTCCGCCGGGCAGTACAACGCCAACCAAGACCCCGCAATTGATTCGATTCTCTGGGGGTACGAATACTCGACGGTTGGGGATGATCGGGTAAGGCCGGAGCATGCCGCCTTAGAGGGCGCCAGATACGCGAAAGATGATCCGATGTTGTCGGCGGTTTGGCCGCCGAACGGGTTTAACTGCCGATGCGTTCTCATTGAGATATTCAACGACGATCCGCAGGAATGGCGAACCCCGTCAAGCGGAACGGATATCCGCGACGATGACGGAAACCGGATTGTCGGCAAGGCCGATGCCGGCTTCGACTTCAACCCCGGCGCCGTGTATCGCGACGGGATTTCGCCGCAAGTCGAGAAACGGCCGCCGACGCCAGTATAGCCAAAACGCAAGCCGCGGCCGACTCGCGTATTACCGCACGTTCCGGCAACCGAAGCGGAAACGCAAATCGCGGGCGGTTTGCCCGCAAAGACTATCGGTGTCGGCCCCGGCGACAAATCGTTTGACTCATGGTTTTATGGTAGCGAAATAAAAGACTCCAGTGGCAATCCGCAACCAGTCTATCACGGAACGGACGCCATATTTGACCGATTCGCCGAAACAAAGATCGGGTCGGCAACCGACGCCGGCTTTCTTGGGCGAGGGTTCTACTTTTCGACCGATCCGGCGGTTGCCAACACAAAGACATACGAAGTGCAAGCGTTCCTCAAAGCATCCCGCACAATGGAGATTGAATACCCGACTTGGAGAACTAACAAAGAAACGCTTATTCGGGATAGGTTGGGGCTTTCCGGCGACGCAACGGCCGCCGACGTAACGGCCGCCTTGCGATCCGCGGGATACGATGGCGTACGGCTGGATTATTCGCCTGTAGGGTACAAGCACAAAGAGATTGCCGTATTCGACCCGGAGCAGATTTGGATTTACGCAAGGCGAAAGATCAAGTAACCACGGGGCCCGGAACCGTTGCTGGCGTAGTAAGAAACGATATGCCAAAGCAAACGCCGCAAATCATCGCGTTTCACTTCGCCGGCCAGCCTGCGCAATTCGCGGGCGGCCCATTCACGGCGGCCGACGATGACACCCCCCGCCGTCGGTTCGTCAAAGACGTTATCGCCGTCGGCGAGTACGTGCATCCGGTGCATGGCTGGCGGCTGAACGTCGACACGTCACGCATAGACAAATGGGTTGCGGCCTATCGGCAAATGTCGGCGAATGGCGTAGACGTGGAAATCGTCGTTGACCATCGCCTTGACGCGGAAGCGGTTCGCGGGTACGTGGTCGATATGTACCGCGACGGGGAACGGATGTTTGCCGTGCATGAAATGATTGGCGAGCCCGCAATTGCCCTTGCCCAGACGGTCAAGAACGTATCCGTTCTCATTGACCGCGATTTTGCCGACGGGACGGGCCGCAAGTACGGGGAAGCGATCACACATTCCAGCATCGTACAACAGCCGGTTGTGCCGAACCAATCGGCGTTTCGACCTATTGCCGCGTCGCGGGCCGGGTTGCCGGCCCCGCTGTTCTTGACCAATTCCGCAGACCAAACGAAAGGCAACACAATGGACCTTGCACAGATCGCCGAACTGCTCGGGGCCGCCGAAGGCGACATCACCGACGACAACGCCGTTGACAAGATCAAGGAATTCGCTTCCGGGCTTACCGGCAAGATCGGCGAACGGGACACCACGATTGCCGATTTGCGCGGCCGGATCGAAGAACTCGAAAAGGCCGGCGAAGGCGAAAAGAAGAAAGCGGCGAGCAAGATCGACCCCGACGCACTCGACATGCTCGCCGAAGGAACGGAAGCCAAGCTAGACGGCTTGGTTGACGCCGGCAAGATCAACAAGGCATGCCGCGACAAGCTCGCCGCGTCACTTATCGGCACGGCCGACAAGCGAAACGCATACTCGCTTTCGCGTCGCGTGTCGGGAACGGAAACGTCAATCGCCGCCCAAATCATCGGCGCCCTTGCGGACAACGAAGTTCCACCGATGGGCGAGAAGACCGGCCGTCAATCCATGTCGCGGCAAACCCCCGGCGACGACGACAAGCCCGACAAGGCCGATCTTGACGCGCGCGGCAAGCGGGCCATGTCCGCGGCCGGCGTCAAGTCGGGATGATCTGACCACAACCGCGGCCGGCGTAGTAAGAAGCGCAATCGCCGGAAAGGCAAACCGAAACCCTATCGGGAGTAATGCACAATGGAAATCTTCGCAATCCTCGCCGCAATCGCCGTCATCGCCGGAAGTATCGTACTGTCCCTGAATCCCAATTCGCCCCCCGGCCTTGGCACGGCACGAACCGCAACCCCGCGGCGTCTGTTCCTGGCCGGCGGGCCGGTTCTGTTCCCTGGCGGCCGGGTCTTCGATGGTTCGCTTTCTCGCGATCCGTTGAACGTCGGCGATATTGACGTTTTGCGGGCCGGCGTCGTTATGGGCAAGATTACGGCAACCGGGCTTTACGCTCCGTCGATCATCGGCGTTCTGCCGTCGGCGCACGATAGTTCCGGAACCACGCTGACAAGCCTTACCGTGGGTGTCGCAAACGCAACGGAGATTGTGAGGCGAATCGGGTCAAGTGGCACGTTCAAGCTGATAGGCCCGCCGTCGGCCGGCGGAACCGTGGCCGCAACCGCCGTCACGTTCTCGGCAGTCAACACCACAACCGGCGTCGTTACGATCACGGACATTGCCGTAAACAAGATTGCCGGAACTTTCATTACGTCCGATGACGGATCGGAAACCCCGCTTGGCCTGATTGCCGACGAATACGGAATCAAGGTCACGGACGTTGACGACGCCGACATTGACGGGCCGTTTAATCTGGCGATTGGCGGCATCGTCGACGCGTCCCAGATCGTCAACTATCCATCCGATACGGCGTTGATCGCGTGGCTGAAAGGCAAGTTGAACGACGAAACCGCCGGCGGGGCCGGGTTCACGTTTGACGATACGTATTGATCCCCCGGCCGAAACACAATGACCAAAGCGAACCGTCGCTTTTGACCGGAACCAAATTCATTCGGGAGTAACGAGAAATGGCAAAGACGCTTACTCAGATCGCCGGCTATGAAGCGATGATGGGCGTTGTGGAACGCATCAAGGCCGGCTTGCCGGCCGACATTCTGCCCTCCGGGTTCTTCACGACCACGCGGGGCATCGAAGGCGCCCAAGGCGCGTACTGGCGGGTTGACGGCACTCGCACCGTGGCCCGGCAAGCGGCCTACGGTTCCCCGTCCCGCCGGGCGAATCTCCAAGGTGTGACGAAAGTTCCCGTCACGCTGATTCACTCCATCGAGCACATCTTGCACGAAGTCGCCACATTCGCCCAATTGACCGACTGGGAAAACCCCCGCCGGCAACAGTTGGGCCAAGACGAAATCGACCGTCAGAGCGGCGAATTCTTCCGACTGTTCCGTAATCTGCGGACATCGGCCGTCTTCTCCGCATTGACCCTTGGTGCTATCTACTTCGACGGCAACGGGAATCTCTTGCCGTCGTCGACGGGCGCCGTGGTTTCCGTTGATTTCGGCATCCCGGCCGGCAACAAGGATCAACTCGATATTCTCGGCGATGGCGCAATCATCGGCGCTTCGTGGGCCACGGCCGCAACCGACATTATCGGCGATCTGCGGGCCGTGAAAACCCAAATGCGGAAACTCGGCGGATGGGTGCCAAAGTATGCCTTCTACGGCGACAACATCCCCGGCTATCTGCTGGGCAACACGGCGTTCGGCAAGATCATGCAATCCGATTCGTTCGCGGCGTCGCAACTCCGGGCCGGCGTGATTCCCGACGGCACGGGCGGATTCAACTGGCGGCCGCTGGGCGAAGCGTTCTTTGTCGACCAAGACGGAACAACTCAATCTTGGTGCGGCGGCGACACGGTCGTTTTCGCGCCGGAGCCGTCGGCCGACTGGTGGGAAATCATCGAAGGCACATACCCGGTCCCGACCGACTTGGGCGTTGTGACTCGCGACGCCGCGGGCATGACCGCGAACGTAACCGAAGAGCGCGGCTTCGCTTCGTGGTGTTCCATGAATGACGACCCGGTCACGATCAAGCAACTGGCCAAAGATGATTTCCTTCCGATCATCAAGGCGCCATACGCCATCGCCATTGCGGAAGTGACGCCGTAGCAGAACCACCAACGAACCCAACGCACACGCCAACGCGTGACGAATGGCCGGCGGCCGGGTAGGGCGATCCCGGCCGCCGGCCTTGCCATTATCGCCCCGGAGTTTGAAGCCATGTCGCCGATTCCCGCCAAACCGACCGAAACCGAACCGACCGAAACCGCCCCCCGCGTCGACTCCAAAACCGGCGAATATCTAGGCCCGGTCGACATCGACGAACCCGAAACCCCCGCGGCCACGGCTTCCGAACTCCGCGAAGCCCTTGCCGAATCCGGCACGGGCGAATCCCGCCTTGCCGTGCTTGACGATCTGATTTCCGCTACGCCGAACCTGTCGGCCGCCGATGCCGTTGCGGCTGTTGTCGGGGGCGAATACCCGCAATTTGGCCCCGTGACAATCGCCAAGATGAACCGACTCGCCGGCTTGGCCGACTAGCTTTCGGCGCGGCTGCCTTGCGCTTGCGCGCTTGGCGGATGGCGACGCCGGGAAACGGTTCGGCCGCCCCGGCGTCGCCGGCGGTTTTCCTGATTCGCGAAAAGGTGCAATATGGGAAACTACGCAAGCCAAACCAACCTTGAACGCCGATACGGCGCCGGCAATATTGCGGCGTGGTCGAATCTCGACAACGACGACGCCGAAGCCAATAACGACGCCGTAACGGACGCCATCGCCGAAGCGGAACAAATCATAGACGACCGATTACGGAACGGGCCGTATGCGATTCCGTTAGTCGCCACGTCGGGGAACACGCTGTACCAAGCCCGCCGATGGACTGTCACCCTTGCCGCACACATTCTGTACGGTTCCCGCGGATTCACCGAAGGCGACAAGATCGCCGGCCGCATGGAATCCGCCGTTGAAAACGTACACGCCGAAATCGACGCCATACTTGCCGGGCAACGCACATTGCCGGCAAGCCGCACAAGTGCCGATACGCCGCAATCACCGGCCAACGTGTAACCGCCACAATCCGCCAAGCCGAAAGGGTACGCAATGCACATTTCCACGCTGCGCGATGTTGTCAATTCCTATCCCGATTCAACCGTTACGATCATCGGCAAGGGCCCGACGTGGTACGATTACGGCAACTTGCCGGAAATCAAAGACGGGCCGATTTTGTTTATCAACGACGCCGCCGGGTGGGCGCATCACGCCGTAAACGCACCGGGACGATTCTTCTTTGCCCATGATGTCGTAATGTCGAAATGGCTTTGTCCGACGTTGAAGGCAACGCCGGTCTTGCCGGAAGTGGGGGCGACGGATTCGGCCGGGGCGCCGATGATCGGCGTCGATTCGGCCGTTGCGTCGCATGCCCCCGATCCAATCGCCTACCGATGGGGCGGATGGTTTGATGCCGAATCCGTGCCCGGCGGGCTGTTTAACCTTGTAGATCGCAAGTACGCCGCCCGCGATGGCCGTCTTTATATCAATTCCGGGACGATTCATTCCGCGATTCATTTCGCCTGGATTCTCGGCGCCAAGCGAATCCGTTTCATTGGGTGCGACGGCCGCGGCGACGCATACGACGAACGCGTTTGCAACCTGACCGGGTCCGCGGGCAAGGGGGTATTCGGAAAGATTCGCCGCGTACAAGATACGTTGTGCGATGCCTTGGGCCTGGAAACGGAGTACGTGCAAACCCCGTCAGCGTACCCGCGAATTCCCCGTATTGCACATTTCGTTTGGCTTGGGGATCATCCCTTGCCGGAAGTCGCCAGCCGGTGCATTGGGGAATTCGCGAAGCGAAATCCCGGTTGGGATGTCCGCGTATGGCGAGACATGCCAGACGTTATGCCCGAGCCGTTGCGGCGAATCGCGATTGACTCGGAACAACTGTGCATGCGGGCCGACGTGTTCCGGTATTGGTTGCTGTGGCACTATGGCGGCGTGTATCTGGATTGCGATCTGCTGGCCGTGCAATCCTGGGAATCGCTGCGGTACGCCGACGCGTGGGCTTGGCGGCAACATGATTCCCGCGTCAACTGTTGCGCGATGGGTTCGGTTCCGCAGTCGCCCGCGTTTACTCGGATTCTTAGTGAAGTTCACGAAGCCGACAAATCCCCGAATCCGCGGGCCCCAAACGACCGACACCGAACCACGTTCGGCCCCATGCTGCTTACACGTTTGTTCGGAACAGAGTCGCGGCAAAAAGACGGGTTGACGATCTGGCCAAGCCATGCTTTCGGCCCATTCATTGACCACAAGACCGCGGCCCCGTTCTTTGATCTGTCCGACGGCGAACGCGCCGACCGTATCCGGTGCGTGCCGTGTGGCGATCCGCCTTGCCCGGTGTATGGGGTTCACAAATGGGGCGACGGTGGATCATCCCGCCGGAAACCGTTTGGCCGCGCCGACGCTTTGGCGCATCGCATCCGAAGGGACTTCGGCAACGGCCCCGTAAAGGGCGCCGAAGTCGGCGTATTGGCGGGCCGGATGTCGGAATCTCTGTTACGGCAATTGCCGTCGCTGTTTCTGTATATGGTCGACCTATGGTCAACATTCGACCCGGAATCAGAGTACGCACAATCTGGCGACTTCGCGGCCCAACGGGACGCCGAACAGATCGCGAAGGATTTCGCGTTTGCCATTGAGCGTACAGCATTCGCCGAAGCCCGCCGGCGGATAGTCAAGGGCGATTCGGTCGACATGGCCGACACGTTCGCCGACTCATGGCTTGATTTCGTGTTCGTTGACGCCGACCACACCGAAGCCGGATGTTATCGCGATCTGGCCGCCTACTGGCCGAAGATTCGGCCCGGCGGCATGCTGTGCGGGCACGACATCGACAACCCGGCCGGCGGGGTTGATTTCTCCGGGAATCCCAATTGGGGTGTTCGGGCCGCTGTGGAACGCTTGATGTCCGAACAAGGAATCCCGGCCGAAGCCTTGGAACTCGGCGGGGAGACAACTTGGTATGTACGCAAGCCCGAAGGGGGTGCGGCATGAATGCGGCTAGCGGCGTGCATGTCCACTACCCTTCGCCGGGTTTCATGTGTTCGGCGATTTCTTGGTATGATTACCCGTTACGCGGGTTCCGCGAGCTTGGAATCCCCGCCCATATCGACCCGGCCCTTGATTTGCAATCCCGTTCGGCACTAGGGTTTCAAGTGACGGCGTTTGATGTTTACGTGAAAGACCGACGGCGGCGGGTTTGCTTCGATTGGTGCGACTTCGATTCGCATCACGTAAACTTGATGCGACAAAGCCAAGGGGCCGACTTGCTGTATTTTAAGGTAATGACCCGGCCGGAAATGCAAAGGCTGGGAATCCGACCTATCGGGCAAACCGTGTCACGTATGGCATACCTTGATCTATTGCCCGCCTTGCGGGATTGCGTCGGCGTGGAACCAAAGCGGCGCGACGTGCTGGCCGTGTTCCGTACTACGTGTTACGACTTGCGAACCCGTGC